GTGTTGCTCCAAGGAACATTTACATACATTTTTTCTGATGATAATTCTACAGGATAGTTTTTACCATTTTCAGTATATCCAATTTTAGCACCACCTCTTGTACCCGATGCTGCTAAAGGTAATGCATAATTATTAGCCGATGCTGCAATTCCATCTAACTTATTTTTTAATGTGGTTGTAAAATTCTTTTGAGTTAATCCACCATCACCTACTGAATAAGTTGTGTTAGTATCCGTAGAAGTGATTGTTACTACACCTTCTGATTCTGAAAGACTAACATTAGTTCCTGCTGTAATGTTTAGGGCTTCTGAACTTTCTAATGAAGTTTCTGTTTCACCATTCGTTACTCTTATACCTCTAAATGAATTAGTTGTAAATGGTAACTGAGATACGTTAATATATTTTTCTGTTCCAGCATCTGATAAGATAAGTTTATCTGTACTGGCTACCGTAATTCCTGTACCATTTGTAAATGATTCGATATTTATCGAACCGGCGGGTACATTTGTCAAGTTTGAACCATCACCACTAAACGCGTTAGCGGTTACAGTTCCATCTACGTTCGCTGCAGCTAATGCTGCTGTTGAGCCGGAGACTATTACCTTTTTCCATTCTGCCATTTTATTGTTCCTCTTTTAATTTTGTTAAACTATAAGTTTACCTTTATAAATATTGTTTTTAATTTGATTACTTTTATAAATATACAAAAAAGTTACTTCCACTAACTGAAAGTGCTCCTTTTTCTCCAGTTGGTAACGTTGCAACTTCTTTTACTACCAATGTACCATCGTTATTAATTGTTACTTTATCCTGTCCACCAACATTTACAGTAAGTACATCTCCTGATGGTGATTGGGTTTTAATTAAAGCAAAGGATGATGTTACAGCCCCTGTCATTTCTAAAGAACCAGTGATTTGTGCATTAGTAGTTACTATTGTTTCTAAACTTACAGAACCATCATTCTTTGTAAAAAATAATTTCCCATCGTAAGTATTGACAGCAAGTTCACCTAATGATAAATTACCTGCATCAGGCACATTACCTGTTGTATCACTTCTCTTTAATCTAATTTTACCTGCCATCTATTTACCTATTATATTTTTAGAAGCTTCCACCATCTATTTCAGTAAATGAAAAACTTCCTGTTAATTGTAATGAACCTGTAATTTGATGAGTATCTGTTTGTTCATCACCAAATATATTAGAACCCGTAGCAAGTGATATGGATTGAGATACTATATTTGTAACTACTTTAGTAGCAGTTAATTCACCAATGTTTAAGTTTTGTCCTACTAACCCAGCAACGATTCCTGCTGAACCACTAATTAACCCATCTACTCTTTTGTTTAAGATGTGAATAACATTACCCATACCTGAATGAGATTGACAAACATAATATAAAGTATCAGGTGCATCAAATTGAACATTGAATTCTACGTTACCACTAGCAGTACCTAAGTTAGTTAATCCATCTGTAAATTGAGTAGATGCATCGTATGCTCCAGCTGATGTTTGAATTCGGAAAGGATGACCTGATGCGTTTACTGCGAATCTGTATTTTTCACCTCTCATTAAGTATATAGCTGGATTATTTTCTGTTCCACTCAAACCAGGACCTGAGAAAGTATATTTTCCACCTGCCGCTGCTACATTCCAAATTGATGTTCTAGTTGCTTCTGCTTCCACACTATCTAAATCAACTGCTTGAGTTACAGTTAAGTAACCTACTTTAGTTGAATCAGCCGTTGGATAAGTAACTTTAGCCGTATTAGCAGTTACTGCTGAATTAGCTGCTACTTCAGTATCAAAATCTGCTGAATCAAATAACTGAGATACATTAATCTTTTTCTCTGTTCCAGCATCTGATAATATTAACTTATCAGTAGCTTCTACAGTTATTCCTGTCCCATCTGTTTGGGAATCTATATCTAATGAACTCCCTGCAGTATTAATTGTAATTGTTTTAGTTGCACCAGTTCCAGTCGCTGTAACTGCGTTACCTACAAAGTTAATTGTTGTAGCTGCCGTTGATAATGAAGAACCTTCTTCTTGTATTGTGATATCACTTCCACCACCACCGATAGAACCATCATCGATTTGTGAACGAAGTGTTCTACCAACATATTGATAAGCCGTTATATAAACAAACTGATTTGATGCTGGTGCGTTTGATACCCAAGTTAAAACACCTGTTTTAAAATCATATACATAATGAGAAGGGTCTGCTGGTGAAGATGAAATACTTCCTGCTGAACTCGCCGTATCTTTATATACTACAACTTTATAACCTGGAGTAGAACTCTCAGTATTATTTGGTGAATCACTTGCGATTATATATTTTGGTGATACAAAATTAGTTTGCTGGTCTGCTTCGATAAGTTGGTCGGATGTTACTGTATCTGAAACAGATGATGGGTCTGAAGTTGTAAAGTAATAAACTTCTCTTTGCCCATCTGCCGCTTGTTTTAATTTTTTTCTATAGTGATATTTTAGTACGTTTACATCAGTTTCGATTGATGGGTTAACAACACTACCACTTATGATACCACCATTTTGTGATGAACCACTATATGCTAATTGTGTACTTCCCGTTGGAATAAGACCATCATCGGTGAATATCTCACCTGCCCCTAAATCAAATACATCAGTAAATGCTTCCTGAGTAAGTGATAGATTATCCGTTGTAAATCTTCTACCTTGTAGTAATCTTTCCGACCTGTTACTTGTATTATATGCCATTTTTATTCCTCTTTATTACGATACTGAAACCGTCATTCTTTCTAATGTTTGACTTGGTGTACCTTTATATCTAATCAATAACCAAATTTTATCATTTGATGAATTAATAGTTTGTCCACCTGCATTATTCAATCCTAATGTTAATGTTCCTGATGAATTACTAAATGATGAGAAATCACCAACAACATCAACTGAATCACTAAACGGATTATTTGCTCCTGTTGATTGTGAGTTCAATGAACCACCATATGATTGATTACCTTTTACTGCATCAAATATTTTTGAATTAGTAGCTCCAAATATAACACCAACTGCTATTTTATTAGCCGTTGTATCACTAAATGCTACTAAATCAGATGATGAGTTAGGGTCTAAGTTAATTGTTAAAGTACCTTTATTGTTTGATGCTGATGTATCAAATTCTCTTAGATACCACTTATAATGTGATGCATCGTATCCAGTTGTAGGATACCAATATCCGTTTGCTGATTTTGGGTCAACCAAATAACCTGGCTTAACCTGTAAATCACCACCATTACCTAAATCTAATGCCGTTGATACACTATTCCATGCATTGGTTAATGCGGTTGATGTACTAATAATTCTTCTATAAGTTTCGTTTGTAAATCTCTCATCCAATGCCGAAGATTGATTTCCACCACCATAGTAAGCCATTGAACCACTAGAAGCAGGTTGTCCGAATGCACCTGCTGTATGTAGGTTTACAGTTTGAGTATCTAATGTAGATTGTGAACTATTTCTATTTCTACCTTTTAGTGTTAATGTATATGATGTATCACCACCAGTTCTTGCTTCCACAAAAGTATCACCCGTTCCACTAATTGTATAAGTTGCATCAACTTCTACTAAATCATTTCTTACAGGAGTACCACTATTTCTTGCAGTGTTACCATCAGCTGATGTTACCATTCCTGATGTTTGGATTGAACCACCTGATGTTGATAATGTATCAGTACCAGCTGTATTTGTGATTGTGTATCCACTTGTACTTCCTATTGTTACATCTACTAATGTAGTTGATGCTGCGTACATAGGTGCGAACAATCCACTAGCAGTTGCTACTAATTTCCAAGTTCCACCACTTATATATGGTGCTCCAGAAAGAGAACCTGATGTTAACGTTACTCCTGTTACTCCTTCACCATTACTTGCTAATGTGTTTGTACCAATATTTGAATCTATATTTGAAACAGGTGCCCAAAATATCGTTTCACTTGCGGTTTTATCTACAAATGCTGCTTGAGAACCAGTTTTAATTCCAACTGTTGTATCTAATATATAAGTTCCTGATGCTGATACTGATGTGTTTGCTTCAGTAGTCCATCCCATAATATTTTCAGAGAATACACTTACGAATTTACCATCTTGGAAAGCTGCTGGAATAACTGCAGGATTTACAGTATTTATTTTAGCTACAGTTAGACCATTTGAAGTTCCAAATGAATTTTGTGTTAAAGTTACTGTTGATGCTGAAGTTTCCGTTTGAGTTCCACTATTATTATTGTTGAATCTAAATGCATGAGTTCCTTTTACTTGGAATTGACTAGCATTACCACTACTTAAAGCACCCAATCCAAATAATTGTGCATCGGCTGATGAATTTACTGATGTTGAACCACCTGCTACAGATGTATAACTTATTGCGTATCCAGCATTGTTATAAATTGTTTTTCCTGGAAATAATGTTCCACCTTCTGCTGCAAATCCTTTATCAACTAAATAAGTAATATCAGCTATTGAATTTCCTTGCGGTACATGTCCTGCTGGCGCCGTTCCAGTACCAGTATTACTTTTATTTTCTGAAATAGAACTATATGTTTTTGTATTTGTGGTTGGATTAGCTGCAGATGAGGATAATAATCCTGCAACAAATCTTAAAACTTCAGATACATCTGTATCTTTTGTGAAGTTATTAAAATATGAACCATCTAAGTTACTTCCCCAATCATTTGATGTTGGTACACCCACATTTATGTTGTGTGCCTTTATAGATTGAGATACATCCAATGCAGTAGAAGAAGAACCTGTGATTTGTAGGTTTTTACCATCAGCTTTATATAATGTAGCACTTAATTCTTCAAATATACCAGCTCCGAACCCATCTGCCGCTACAGATGCTGATACAACTGTATTAAAGTTACTCATAGATTCTGATGTAATCAAAATTTGAGAATGTCCTGATGTTCCATCAGAATGTGCATTTAAAATGTATAATTTTTTGTTTGTTGAATCGTAATATGGTAAACCATCCAATGTAGTACCATAATTAGCAGTAGTCATCGCTGGAAGTCCCGCTCCTGTATATATCTTTGATATAGGTGCGTAATCATTAGCTGCTGTTGAACCACCCGGCTTACCGATATAAACTATCGGCCCATCAACCTTACCATCAACCGAACCACTACCGATTACTATCTCTGCTTCACCAAATGAGGTGATATTCCTTACAGATGCTACCGAACCTCTTCTATGTTTTATTGTTTGACTCATATTTTTATCCCATTACTTGTGTATAGTTTCTACTATTACCTTTTTCTTTTTATAAATATAATATATTTTAGAAAAACCCCCCACAGTCTATCGTATCTTGCGTATTTCCTACTTGAATAGATGCCGATGCGATATAACTTCCTATTTGTTCTTCTAAAACTTCCAATCTTCCCTTTATCACAACTGCGTTTCCAACATCAGATGCTGATGTTTGAGTGAATACTGATTGTCCATTTACAGTAAAGTCTCCGTGTATATCAACACTACCAGTTACTTGTAAATTATTTGATGTCATCAAATGAGTGTATGATGATGGGTCTTGAGAACCTGTATTCCAAATGGATGAACCACCACCACCACCACCACCGCCTGCTAGGGCGGATAAATTAACTGTATTACCATTAGATATACTTAAATTATTTCCAGCTAATGTTAATGTTTGTTCATCAGTACTTGGAAGAGTTATCGTATTACCACTACTTATGGTTAATTTATCTCCACTTAAAGATAGTGATTGTTCTGAACCTGTACTATCTGTTGTTGAATACCCTAATGCCGTAATTTGTGCTGATGAGGATATTGTTCCACTTGGTACTGATGTTAAATACGATTGTAAATCACTAATTTGAGATTCTGTAATTGTTACTTGAGCTGAACTACTCACAGTTCCAGTAGGTACTGATGTTAAATACGATTGTAAATCACTAATTTGAGATTCATTAATGGTTACTTGAGCTGAACCACTAAATACACCTTCGGAATTTAACTTAATTTTAACTGCTGCATCTGTATATCCAACTTTAGCAGTGTTTGCAATAATAGCATTTGATTGTGTAACTGAAATAGTTACAGGTTTATCTTTTATATTATCAAAATCGACTTGTTCTGAACCACTAATTACACCAGATGGTAAATTAGCGATTGTTTGTGCCGAACCACTTACCGTTCCACTTGGTAGTAATGTTTTAATTTGTGCCGAACCACTAATTAAATCATCCCCCACTTCGTTACCATATCTAATATCAAACTCAGTTGTTAATTGAGCAGATGAACTAATAACACTTTCTGCATCCAATCTGGTCTTAACATTAGATACAAAATTATCTCTAATTGAGTTATTAGCTAATATTGAATTTTTTTGAAATGGTGTTATGCTCGCAGGTAAATTACTAAGTGAATAATAATCAATATTAGTCAACTTATTTCCATTACCTTCGAATGAACCACTAAATGAACCGCTATAATCTGGCACGCTTTTCCCTTAATTATTTTTGTTACTTAACTATAAATATAATATTTCTTAGTAATCGGTTAGTAATGTTAAAATTTCATCTAAAGATTCATGTCTATGGTTATCTTTTAAACAAATATCATAAACATAATCCGAACCTTTTAACTTAGGAACTTCATGTACTGCCGAATCATTGTTGAATTTCAAATCAATTTGTTGCTTATCACCACAAAGTATCATAGTAGAACCTTTTCCTACCCTACCTAATACCATCAACAATTGTTGTTTAGTTAGATTTTGAAACTCATCGACAATACATATGGAGTTATCAAAAGTTCTTCCTCTAAAATGTGATAATGATACTAATTCAATAGATTCATCACTTTCCATCTTCTGTAATATGTTTGGTTTGTTGTAAACTTTTCTCATATTAGCTCTAATGGGAACTAACCAAGGTTCCATTTTTTCTTCTAATGAACCTGGTAAGAATCCGTTATCCTCATTTGATACTGTTGGTCGTGTAATTACAATTTTATTTACTTTTCTTTTAAAAAACATATCCAATCCTATTTGACAAGCCAACAGTGTTTTACCACTACCTGCCTTACCTATTACAAAATTGAAGGGATGATTTAAAATTTGTGCTTTCGCCTTTTTCTGTTCTTCCGATAGAGATATCGAAAATCTCACATTACCTTTTGGTGGAGTTTTGTCTTTGTTTTCAGCCATACTTTCCTTTTTCCAATAATTAAATAACTCTTTAAGATAAATATGAAATAAGCATAAAAAAAGGGTGACCGAAGCCACCCTTAATTTAAAAACTATTCTGTAATTATATAATTACTGAATTCTGTTCAATGAATCTACATATACTTTACCGTAGAACTCACCTCTTAGCATTTTCTTAGCGTAACGTGTCATTACACCTTTTCTAGGAGTGAAGTTTTTCGGGTCATATACAAGAGGAGTCATAATTAACGGAATATATGGTGCATATACTGCTCCAGTTTCAAGGAATTGTGTTCCTCTGTAACCCATTAATATTACGTTCTCTTTCATGTAAGGATTCTTATAAACTTGGAATCTACTATTTAATGAACCAACTTTTGATACACCGAATGCAAATTGAGCATCACCATTATCCGCTGAAGAAGCGTATCCTGGGATAGATTCAATGATTGTTGCAACATCAGGAGATACTACTAAGAAATTAGCCCCACCTCTTAATGTTTTTTGGTGAATAGAGTTAGATACACCAGCGATTACAGTTCCTAAAGTCTGGAACCATGCTCCCTGATTGTAAGCAGATGCGCCATATTCAGTAGCATCCATATTTGCAAATGCACTACCATTCCAAATTCTACCAGCTCTAGCTGACCAGAATCCTTCAGATTTAGCATCTTGCATTAACATATCTAAAATTTCAAAATCGATTTCTTGCGAAATGTATTCTGATAACATAGAAGTTAATTCAGCTTCTGCATCAATTGAATGGTAAGCGTTTAAATCCTGTGCGAATTCAGGCGTCCATTGTGCTTTTAACTTTCTAGTCTTAGCAACAATAGGAAGAGATTTCATCTCTACGTTCAATTCAGGAATATCTAAATCAGAACCTTTATCTTCAAAATCACCTCTTGAAATATCAGATGGTTGTGCATGATATTTAGCTTGTAGTTTGTTAGCTGCAGCAACTGCTCCTTTTACTACGAATACTACATCACCACCAACTAATTTAGTAAATTGTGGGTATTGGTCTGTAATACCAGTTGCAACTACTCTAAATCCTCTAATACCTTTTTCATCAAATCCAGCCATAGAAGCTGTAGGAACTGCAACAGAAAATTTACCTGTTAAGTCTGCTCCGAAAGCGCTATCATAATCATAAATTGATGCATCAGATGATAAAGAACCAGTTACGAATTTATCAGCAGCTGCTGAAGCGGCTAATGTTTGGTCAACTGTACTTACATCATTGATTGAGTATCCAAATCTACCAGCACCATATAAACCACCTGATGGGTCAGCTGTAGTTTCAGTTACACCGAATACAGAATCATTTTGTGAATCTTTTCCAGCGCCTGTTGCGAAACCTGGCTGAGCCGTACCATATTTGAAATCTAGATAAAATACTAGACCAGATGGTAAGTTCATTGGTTGTACTGATACGAAATCTTTTGCTACGATTTCACTAAATATTCTTCTTACTAATGGTAAAGCTACACCTGCCCACTCTTCTGAGTTTGCTGATGTTCCAGTAGAAGAAGCTTCTTTTACTAATTGCTTAGCTTGGTTTTCTAAAAGAGTTGCAACACCAGCTTTTTCAACTTCGTTGCTAATACCTTCAAGAAGACCTGTTTTTTCCCATTTTCCTGCAAGAGCTCTTGTCGTTTCTGACAATCTTGCTTGGTGGGAAGAACCTTCATTTAAAATGTTTTTTAAATCCATTTTTTTTCTCCGTTATTAATCTTATTAATTATTTTAAACCTGCTAGTTTTTTCCATCTAGCCGATAATTCATTGCCCTCAGAAATAATTTCTTTCTTTGGTGCGGAACTTTTTGTTGCTTTTGAAGCATAACCTTCTTTAACAACTGTTCTTTTCTTTTTAGCGACATTTAAGTTTTCTGCTAAAGTTGAAAATACTAATTTAACTTCTCTTACTGATGAAGTTCTATCGAAGTTTTCAAGTACTTTTACTTTCTGTCCTTCGTTTAAATCAAAAGTTCTGAATAGTTTGTTAGTGTAAAGTAGTTTAGCGTTTAACAAATTCACTTCATTGATAGTTGTTCTTAAACTTTCAATTGTTGAATATGCTTCTTCTAATTCTTCTTTTACAGAATCAACTTCTTCTTCTTCTTCAACTTTTTCACCTTCATCTGCTTTTTCAGAATCATCTTCCATCTCTTTTAAAGTTTTAATAACTTCGTCTAAATCGATTTCATCTTCATCTTCTTCAGCATCCATTTCAGCTTCTTCTTCATTACTCATTCCAGCTTCTTCTTCTTCATTTTCCATGTCATCATCAGATGCCATTTCTTCTTCAGATTCGTAAGTTTCATCAGCACTGTCCATTTCAGCTTCTAATTCAGCGATTACAGATTCTAAGTCTAACTCATCATCTTCTTCACCTTCATTGTCCATGTCATCAGCTTCATGTGCCATTTCATTTTCCATGTCATCAGATTCTTCTTCTTCGTACACTTCATTGTCCATGTCATCATTTTCATCAGTCATTTCATTTTCATCTTTAACTTCTTTTTCTTCTTCACCTTCTTCTTCACTCAACTCATTATCGTTTTCAACTTCAGATGAATCACTAGCATCATCAGATGGTTCTGCGTTATCGCCTGAACCTAAATCTGAAGAATCTAATTCTTCATTTTCCATATCATCGTTCTCTTCATCAGCTTCTTCAGCTAATTTCGCAGAAATCATTGATTGTAGTTTTGGGGTGAACGCCTCTTCTAAAGCGAGTTTTGCATTTGCAAGAGCAGTTTCTTTAACGGCTTTAGCATCAGCAATAGCTTCAGATAACAAATCTTTTCTATTTGCCATAATTGTTCTCCTAAATTGTTTTTGGAAATAAGATTATTGAGAATCTTAATAGAATATTATTTACTAATATATTTAATCACCTATTGGGAGATGATATTTTTATCTGCAATAAATAGTGTACTATAAATGAAAACACTAAAAAAGTGTTTACTATTTAATTTTCGAGCATTCTACGTCTGTACTCTGCTCTCACCGCTTGTTGCATTTTTTTTCTTTTGACAGCTGAAGGTTTGATGTACTCTTTCCTATCTTTGAGTTCTTCAATCTTCCCACTATCTTTAATTTTTCTTTTGAATGCTTTCAACGCTAATTCAATATTTCCGTTAACTACTTTTACGGCTGTAAAGCAACCCGGTACTTCCATATCTTCACGTCTAATTTTTTTGTAAGGTTTTTTTTGTCTATTATCTTGCATATAATGTTATTTAAAAAAATACACCTATCACAATATCGTGTAGGTGTATATAAATATCAAAATTATTTTACAAAAATTATTTTTTAAGAAGTTTATAAGCTGTATGTCCCATCATTACTATACCACTCTTAACAAACTTATCTTTATTAGATTGTTTTTTAAGTGCATCGTATACTTGAACCATTAGGTTTGCTGAATTCATATCAACTCTTACCTTCTTACCACTCTTAGTATCTTTAATAGAATCGTTTTGTTTATCTTTTACGATTTTTCTTAATTGAGTAATTACTTCAGGTTCTTTAGCTTCGTTTATTGATTCGTGCATATCTTCGATAGTAGCCGCCATATCACCAATAGCCATAGTTACGTTTCCGTTTCTTTGGTATAGATAATACTTAACACCTTTTGGATTCGCTGGATTTTGTAGAATAATTCTTTCTACTTTTTGTTTACCAACTAAAGTTTTTCCTTTGGATACTACAAATTCATTTTCAACTCCACCCCTCATTGATGAACCATACTTAATCGTAATCTTATCACCTTTTTTGAGTTTATCGTAAACCTTTAATCTTTTTTTCATATCCATAGATTTGGCTTCATCAAGTGATTCGAAGTATTGAATATCTTCTTTTAATGTTCCTTCTGCAAACCTCATCAACTCTTTTACTTTCTTTTCCATAGCTGGAACTTTTAATCCATAGGTGTTAGCCATTAAGGATTTCATATACCCACTATCAAGAAAGTTTTGTAGTTCTTTTTTAGTTGCTACTGATGATTTAAAATCATTTTTTGCAATCTTATCTAATTCTTTTGCACTTACTTTACCATTCATATATGCGTTCATAGCATCTTGTTTGGTATTATAGTTAGCTTCGTTTACTGATTCGTTTACTCCTTCAGATAAATCATCAACACCTTGCTTCATATCAACAAATAGTTTTCCAAAAGCTTTTTGCTTTTTAGAATCTAACTTTTTGATATTCTTTAAATGTTTCTTTATCATAAAAGATAAATCAACCGAAATGTCTTGTAATATATCTGAGTAATCCATTATTTTTTTACCCTACCCTTATCAATATCATATTTCAATTCTTCAGCTGCACCTACTACATATTGTGCTGCTAAGTTGATATCAATGTTCTTATACTTCATTAATTTTCTAACTGCTAATAATACGATTCTTTTTTCTTCAGTTGAGTAACCTTCAACAATTTTCTTAGTTGTTTTGTTTTTAACTGAATCCAGCATATCTTTAGCTGATACTTTCATCTTCATTAGTTTTTCTGATGGTAGTTCACCATATCCGAATGATTCATTTAACATAGAAGTAAGTTTTATTGATTTAGATTCGTTAGCGAACTTTTTTGCGTTCTCTTTATCATCTTTATCAACACCTTTAACAGGATATTTTTTACCATCTACTGAAAATTCACTATCACCATTTGCGATTGCTTTTGCTCTAGCAGCTCCGAACTCATTACCTTCTTCTAATTCATTGATTTCGTAATACTTTCCTAATACTTCACCAATCTCATCATAAGTTGATTCTAATCTTTGTTGTAATGTTCCAACTTCTCTTAAAGTTTTCTCAAAGATTTTAAATGATTCATTCATTCTTTTTACGTGTCTACCAACTGTAATACCATCAAACGAACCTTCAGTTTCTTTAACCATATTTTTACCAGCTGATTCTACTAACCCTTTGATTGATTCATAAACTTCAGCCAATCCTTCATTTCTATATACAGTTTCACCAAATGATTTGTATGCTTTAACTGCTTCTAAAAATGCCATCTTTTGTTCGTTAGTCATTTCATTAGATTCTTCATCTCTATCCATATCATTTTCTTTAACGAATGGAGTGTGAAATGGGTTTGAATAAACTTTACCCTTTTCAAATGATTCGTTTAGTAAATCTTTTAATTTCATTGAATTTCCCTTTGATTCTTTTATTTTTCTTTTAGATGATTCGTTTGCAGGTTTAGTCCACTCTCCATCATCACCCTTTTCCCAACCTCTAGATTTCATTTCATCATTATAAGCTTTTTGCATATCCCCATAACTAAGTGCTCTAAACGCTGCTGGTCCCATTCTTTTTTCTACTGCAGTTTTGATGTAGTAACTATCATTTTTATCTAAAGGTACTCGTTTTGGTTCACTTTTAGGTTCAGCTTTAGGTTCAGCTTTAGGTTCTTCTTTTGGAGTACCATTGGCTTGTCTAATCATGTCTTTTAAATCACTTGCCATCTTTTCCAATTCTTCTTTTGGTCTTACATCTAAACCATCTTCTTCTGCTTCTTCTGGAGAATCGTAGTTTTCAGCTTCTTCAGCATCCTGTTGTGCATAACTTAAATCCTCTAGCTTTTCCATCATTTTTTTATAATCTTCATCAGATATTTTACCTTCAAGTTTTTCAACATCACCTTCGATATCCTGTGCATAATATAACTTATCAAAATCTTTGGATAATTCAACTTTAGGTCCATCATTTTTAGGTTCATCCTTTTTAGGTTCATCTTTTGAAGGTTCTCTGTTTGGTTCATCTTTTGCATCTGATTTAGCTTTTGCTATATCATCCTTTGATGGTGGTACGTGTTTAGATGGGTCAGCGTTTTTTACAGCGTAAGTGTTCCCAGTCTTTTTATTTTTAACGTAAACATCTTCATTTAATAAGTCTGTTAGTTTCATAGTTCCCTCTATTTTTATTTCCATCATCTTCTTAGCCTCAGCTTCGATTTGTTTTTTAATTTTAGATGGAACTTTTTTATCGTAATATTTAATCTTACCTTTGTTATCAATGTGAGCTACATTTTTGTAATCACCTTTTTCTTCTTCAGCTTTGTTGTAAACAGTCAATCCGTTTCCTTTACGAGCCATTCCGATATCGTACTTAGCTTCATTCATCTTCATCGATTCCATCAAACCGATTGCGATATCACCAACTTCTCTATCAGCTTTATCAACATATCTTTTATTTACAATAGCGATAGGTAGTTTATCAAGTCTGTATATTGGCATCATTGATGTAGAAAAAGAATACTTAACTTTGTGTTTCTTTAGTTGATTACCAACATCCATAAACGAACTAGCTTTAGAAACTAAATCTTCGATAACATCTAACATACCATCGTACTTACCTTCGTTCACTTTTTCTTCTTTAGTGAACTTAATCTCATGCCCATCTTTTTCAATCTCACCATCTTTATGAAGTTTTTCCATCTCAGCTTTATTAATTGAAACTGGAGATTCGTTTACGTTATCTCTCATAGCCTTTGATAAAGTTTTGATATACTTTAATTCTTCTTTAGCACCTTTGTGTTTAGCGTATCTATCTAATCCAAAGTGTCCCATAATACCTAATGATAAGTTTAATCTACCTTTTTTAGCATTTGGATACTTTCTACCATAAGGAGATGAGTTAAACCAATCAATCATAGCTTGTGCCATTTCTTTTGATAGTTTAATTCCTTCTACTCTATCGGTATTACCTTTTACAACCTGCTTTAATCCACCGATTGCTGAGATTTCGTTGAGTGAGTTTTTTATATCAGTTAATTTCATTTATTATCTCCTAAATAGAACAAACACCATCAATTTCACAGATGATATCTCGTACTAATGTATTAATCTTTTTATATGAAGGTGTTTTTGCTTTTCCAACTACCGATTCGTTCATAGGTCTCATAAATGCACCATGTGTTGATGGGTTTGATACAAAATCCCAACAAATTAAATCAAAATCATCTTCTACAGTAACAGTTTTACCATTACTAGCTTCTTTTACAGAACCCATACCTCTTGAAGAGATACCAACAGTACAACCTGCCTCTAAAAGTTCTTTAAGGATGTTCCCTGCTGGAGTTTTAAGTACTTCTACCTTACCCATTACATCATCACCCTTCCAATATACTTCTCTGATGATATGTGAGGTATTTTTTAGTTCAACTACAGAAGATTCAGGATGGTCTAACTCACCAAATGCTCTATTCTCTTTAATTTCTCTACCTTTGTATTTTTCCACTTCTCTTTCTAAGATTGAACGTGGATAAACTCTACCATTTTGGTTTTCAGCTTCAGCACGTTGTAGGACACCATTAACAATCAATCTACCATTGTTATCTTCCAATGATTCATTGATTTGCCTCTTAGTCATAGTAAAAGGAATTGTATCTATAAGTAATCTGCCCATTATGCTCCCCAAACTTTACGTTTTCTATATAAATCAAACATGATTTGTGCTACTTCATATCTTATAAGTAGACGAATATTCTCCAAATCTTTATTTGTGAGTTCTTCTTTTAATATTTTCTTTTTATCTATCATGC